TGGGTCTTCGCCATGGGGCCTCCGTGCCGGTTGGCTATCGCTCGACGGTAGGGGATCGGCGGCGCGGGTCAACCGCCTGGCGTTCGAGATTGCACGGCGGACGAGGATCCGGCCGGCGGCGTCGAGGAACGGTAGCCCGCGTTTCGTGGCTTCTTCCCGCAGCCAGCCGACGATCTCGTCCATCCGCCGCTCGCACTCGTCCGCGCCCCATAGGTTCATCTTGGCAGCGTGTGCATTGCACGAGCAGTCGGGGGCGGCCGTGATGCCGACCATCGACAGCAGTTTTTTAAGTTCCGCGCCGGGGCCGTTTACGTGAATCTCTCGCGGGGTTGCTTGCACGAGATCCGTTGGCGTCACGCCCAGATCCTTCATGCCCTTCTTGCATCCGGCAAACGGCCTGTCCGCCAAGACTGTTTTCGGCACGACCGCGCCGCACCGCTCGCACGTCCAGTTGGCCTCACTGTCAGCCCATACACAAAACAACCCCGGCGGCGCTGCCATTTGCTACTCCCTGGTAGGTGTCCCGTTACTGTGGTCCGGGCACGGAGACGGCGTGGAGTGTCCGAGCGACAGCGTCGGCCCGTGTTCGATAACCATCCAGTCGCTGCCGCGAGGCGGGTCGAAGTGCGCCTTCCGTAACAGCAGCGCGTACGCTGTGCATGGCTCGCCCGCTCCGGTGGTCGGGTCAATCGGGGCCCCTGGACCGTCGACCCCGCTTTGCGGGCATGCGCCGCCCCAGGCCTTGTAGAGCGGATAGGTTCGCGTGAGCAAATCGTGATAGCAATCTGAGAACGCGCAGACGCTGCTACGGGGGACGAACTCCGGCATCGTGCCGCGTTCGACCGTGTGGGTAGACCGGGATTCGTGATACCAGTTCCTAGGCGCGGTTCCCTCTTGCGACGGCGGGTCAAATACAGACCGCTGCCCCCACCCAGCGTGCGCGAGCAGCCTCCACTCCGGGCACACAGGCCCGCCGACGGGGATGTCCATGAGCATCCAGAAATACCCGGCAGACTGGTCGGCGTAGTCTCTTCCGCCAACGGGGATTTGCTCGCCGGGATGCTTAGGGTCGCCAGCCGCTGCCGGTGGGTTGTCAACCGTCAGGCCAGTGAGTTCGCCAAAATGATCAGACGCATGGTCCGTGTCGAAAATCCCCGTGACGAACGCCCCATACCCAAGCGTCGAGCCGAGGTACAAAAAGGCCGACGGCGATTGCTTGCCGACCCCCATCACCGTCTTGAACATCATGCCGCCGTGCAAAACCTCGAGGCCGGTGATACTGCCGTTTTCGTCTACGCTCGATATGCGAACGACGCATTTCGGATTTCGTGCGCTGATCGGCTCCAGATATTGCCCGTTCTCAAAGTTAAACAGGATTGACACGTAGCCGGCCGCGTTCAACGTAGCGCGTTCGCCGTCGTACCAGGCTCCGTTCGGGCAAGCCTCTGGAGTATCACCGCCGGTGATCGACCACATATCGCTTACCGGCTTCCCGCCTTCTGGGTAAACCTCGAATGTTTGCCCCTCCTCGTAGCCGCTGCCGCGTTCGCCAATCAAAGCATCCGTAACCGGGAAGTAAGAAAACCTATTGTGATCTGGCGCGCGGCCTCCCCAGTCGATCGCGGGGTTCGGAAAGTTATTAACGCTTTCGAACGTGTAACCGGCAATCGTAGCGCCAGACCCGCCACCTATCTGCGGCACAGCCGCGGGGAGCGTCGGCGGTACGTGATACTTGTCGCGGTAGCAGTACCCGCCGCCGCCGGCATAAACCACGCCCCCGGTTAGGTAACTCCCGAAGTCTGACTCATTTCCGCCCCACGGCCCAAACAACGGCTTCACAACCGCCCCGCCACCGGCGCACCTGGGGAACGACGGAAACAATCCCTTCACGCGATCTTGCCCGCCGGCGGCGTCGAGGTTGAACGGCCACGCGGAAACGGCCACTTGAATAAACGTTTCGCATTGAACCCGCGAGACGCTGATCGTGAGCGTCGTTAGGTTGCTGGTGTTTGCCTGCCCCTCGATGTCTGGGTGTCCCATGAGGCAGGGCACGGAGAGACCGCCCTCGAGGAGGCTTACGTTCGCGCCTCTCGCCGGAACGCCCACGCCGGTCCAGGTCAAGTCGCAGAGGACGTTCGCCTTCCAGCGGTACTTGCCTCTCTGGTCTGGCTCGCCCTCCTTGATGCACGAAGTCGTACACTCCCCATCCACGATCGTGAACGGCGAGACGCAAAAGTTTTGCGAGTTGTATCGCCACGCATCCGTGCCGCGAATTTCCCAGTCGAGGATCCCGCCTTCCTCGTCGACGTCGCTCACGACCGCTATAGCGTGCTGCGGAACGCCGTCCTCGTCCTCGATGATCTCGCACGGCGGATCGTCACAATAGAATTCGATGGAGTCGCCGACCGTGTAGCCGATACCAGGGAGCTGCACCGAGCGTGGATGGCAGAGGACTCTTCCGTAGCCAACGTAGAACCGCGTCTGCTCCGCCCGCGACTTCCCAACCATGCACAGCGGCGGGTCTTTGTATTCCGGATTTTTAAAGATGGGCACAACATATACGGAGACAATGGCTCCGTTTCCATCTACCTCCGAGATTCGAAGCCGCTGAAAGATCTTCGCAGCCTTCGTGCCGTCTGCCTGGTCTACCTCCTCGCCTCCGTACCCGTACTCGTCCAGCCAGGTTGGATAGTAAGGCGGCATACAGGTCGCGTCGAACTTACCGAACACCGTCATAATCTCGCCGCCGAGCCACGGCCGGCGGATATCGAAGTCGACTTCGAAAAACTCACCCACTGAGTATCCGTACCCGCCGCCCCTGACCTCCACGCTGCCTACTCGCCACCAAGTCGGGAACCGGCCTTCGGTGTCAGCCTCGTAATCACGCGGGATGAGACGCAGGTACAGGTCGGCCGACTGCATTTGCGCGACTTGTCCCTGCGTTGGCTGGGGCTGACGCTTCAATCCTTCGTGGTAGTAATAAACGTGCGGCTTCACGACGCCTTGATTTGTGGTCGTGCATTTACCTCGCGCGCAATACCCAAAACCGAAAGCGCTGTACCACGGATTGCGTTTTCCGCACCTGTAATCTACGCAATACTCTTCCCCGCCTGGCGGGAACAGAACATCCCAGCACAGGTTAGGCTGAGGGACGTTTTCCGTCCTGTAATACCACTCTCTCCGTGGGTCTACGTTGTAGAGCAGTTGAGCCTCGGTAACGCCTCGATATGGCGAGTCCGCCGCGTTATCTGGCAAAGGGACCTGGCGGTTTATACGTGCCTTTAACTGCGGCCGCAAATAGATTTCCGGGCGGTGACAGACGTAGGTCCCGTTTAGGTCGCCCTCGTAGGATAGGTTAACTTGCCGGAGACCGTTGCAAGGCCCAGCATGGAGGCAGTCGTTATTCGGTCTCGTACAGAGAACCCCGCTGATCTCGCATAGTTTCCCAGGGTCGACAACCCACCGAACTATCTGGATATCTAGGAGGTTTGACTGACGCCCGAACCCGTAGTCGCTCGTCATAAGCCGCTGCCACGCTTCCTCGCATGACTGCGGCTCCCCATATTCGTTGAAAGGCTCACACCCCGGAACGCTAAATATAGCCGTAGCGGGCGGGAACGACGCCGGCGGCCACCAGTTGATTGCGTCTTCGTTAAAACAAATCCAGTCGCCGGACTCCTGGAAGATGTCCATGCCGCGGAGTGTGCCGGTGAGTCGTCCCCCTACTGCCATGGCGTCCATGATGGAGTGCAGGAACATGGAGTCGCCGCAGACGAAGCATTCATAGAAGGGTGTTCCCGCACCCGGCTTCCCGGTTATCGGTCTGTAGTGGTACGGCGCGCGCACCGTCTGGCCAGCCATACCCGAAACGGTGGCGGTTACGGTCGTTGGCGTGCAGCACCGCATTTCCGGGCAGCAGCATTCCGACTTTGAACTTACAAGGAAAGGCCCGGACATTATCAACACTCCGCCGCGATCAGTAGCCAGAGTTTCTCATATGGACGCATGATCGGGATTTCCTCGCCGTCTTCGTACGTCACCTGCCCGGTGTCGTACTCGCCAGATAAGTCTGAGATAGGCACAATCGCACACCACTTGATCAGGTCTCCCTGACCGACCGGGATATGTGAAAACCAGTTGATAGCCACGGCGAACACGGGATCGCCGAACTCGTCCGTCTCGGGAACCCAGTCGGACGGGCCGGATGGATTTGGTGGCTGGACGAACAACTGGACAGCTTTGACATTTCCAGGCGGTTCGTTCGGCCACGGACCGGAGGTCTGGGCCAGGCGGATGGGTAGGCCGCCTTCGCCGCCGCTGCCTTCGTCCTGCGCTCGGGTGATGAACTGGCCGCGCGTGTTTCGGTTGCCGCGCTCCACTTGCTGGACGACGCGGTTAATCCGGCGGGCCGCGTTGCCAGTCAGCATCACCGGCCGATCGCCGCGGTTTGCTCGAGAACGTGCCATAGGTTACGGCGTGAAGACGCTCCCGAATCGCCCGGAAAATGCTACCTTCCCGTAGACCTCTTCGCCGTCTCCGTCGTTTATCACCATCGGATACCCTGCGGTTCCGGGGGCAACGGCAACGCCACCAGCCAGGGCGACGGGTTGCTTTACAGGCTTCCCATCCTGCCCCTTAATCTCTTTCCACTTTTCGCCGCTCAGGCTAGGCGTCCCCGACGAGTCGACGCGCTGCATGAAACCAATGTCGAGCGGGAGGAGGTTCCACGTACTTGAGCGGTACGCAAATTCCCACGTAACCTCCCAGTAGTTAATAGTTCCGAGGCCGGAGTTTTCCGTCTGGAGCTGGGCCGACATACCCTGGCATTTCCACTTCCGCTCCGTCTGCCCGTTCCACGTGTCGGAGTTCACCTTGTTCGTGTACGTCACCGCGTCGGACATCCACGTCGAGTGCGAGAGATGGTATTCCGTCAGCGTCAGCCGGAACTCCGCGAACTCCTGTTCGAGTCCTTCGAGCGGCTGGCCGGCGCTGTTGTTGATTGCGAACGCGCACGGGCCGGTAGACACAGACGAGCTGGCCGCCCAGATCGGGATCTTCATCATCCCTTCGATGTAGCCCGGTTGCTCCTGCTCGCCCCCGTCGCCGTTGTTCACCGGCGGGGCCTGGTACGTCACCGAATACGTGTAGAGGAGCCCGGACTCGTCGGTCGGCTTCGTGTCGAACTCGAGGGCCTTACAGCTCGAGTCGTCCGGATGGGCCGCGAGGTAGTCGATGTTTGCCGCGTTCGTGATGTCCGGCAGCGGCGTAGCGGGATCGTCGACGCGAACGAGAAACGCCCGCTTGTAGACGTAGGTCTCGCCGTACTTCCCGGACTGGGAGCGTTCCCGCGGCAGCTCGCGGCACCAGACGACGGCCATGATCAGAATCCTCCCGAGGACGGAGCCAGGTCGACGGCCTCGATGTCGAACCCGTCGTCGGCAGTGTTCGCGGCAATCTGCTCGAGGACGGAGAGCTGGCGCTCCTGCACGTTGTTCCCGGTGTCGCCGCGCATGATCCGAAACATTTCGGCGACGCCTTCCCGCGAGCGGATGTCGAGGCCCTTGATCGCCTCGCGGATCCCGGAGACCTCGACCTTCTGTTTGATCTCGACGTCCTGCGGCTTGGATTCGCTCACTTGCTGGGCGGCGTCTCGGGCCGCGGCCACGGCGGTGTCTATCGCGGTCGTGAGCGGGCCGGCGATCGCCTCGCCGGCGGCGGTCGCCTCCTCGTCTCCGAAGAACGCCGTATTGAAACCGTCGGCCGCCGCCTGGGCGCTGGCGTCGATGCTATCCACCATCGAAAGATTAAAAGACTCCATGGCCCCGAGCGCGGAATCTAAGGCCGACGTATCGAACCCGAGAGCCTGGCCGATCTGCTGCGCGGCCGAGATCAAACTCTGGACCGGCCCCGAGATGCCGAGAATGATTAGGTTGAACGCTGCCTGGAGCGTGCTGCCGACCGCGGAGAGGAACGCGGCCACGCGGTTCCCAAACTCAAACACGGCGTTCCACTGTCCGCCGACCTGGGAAACGTAACCCCACACACTGGACAGATTCGCGATGAGGGCGTCCCCGATCTGGGCGAGGTATCTCGCCCCGACGAGGATCCCGTCGCCAATTGTCTGGCCGATCGTCGCGCCGCCGTACGATCCGATGAGGTCGGAGAACTGGGTCGTCACGTTCTGGATCGCCGGGGCGAGGTACGCGACGACCTGCCGAATCACTCCGGAGATCGCCTCCCTCGCCCGGTCAAACGCGTCGCCCATTTTGTCGACGTTCGCGGCCTGGGCGTTCGTGAGCGTCAGCCCGAACCGCTCGGCCTCCTCGCGGGCGGCCTGGATGCCTTCTGCTCCCTGGTTGAATAGCGGCATCAGCCCGGCCCCGGCCCGGCCAAAGAGCGCCACGGCGGCGGCCGCCCGCTGGGCTTCCGTCGGGAGCTTGGCAATCGCCTCCGCTATCGCGTTAAACCGCTCCGCGGCCGTCATGCCGTTAAGTTCTTCCACCGATAGGCCGATAGCCTCGAACGCGGCGACGGCCGTCTTCGAGCCGTTGGCGGCCTTCACGAACGCGACGTCCGCCTTCGTGGCGGCGTTGCCGATCGTCTCCATCGAGACATCGACCAGGGCTCCGGCGTGAACCAGGCCGGCCAGCTCGCCGTAGGTCATGCCGAGCCGCTCGGCGAGGAGGTTCGTCTGGTCAATCACCTGGGCCTCGGCGGCCCCCATCGAGATCAGAGACCGGGCCGCGCTCATCGCGGTCGACGCCAGTTGCCCGAACAGCTGCGCGCCGCTGATCGCGTTCAAGAGTGAAAGGCCGGACCGCAGCCCGGAGACGTCTCCCTGGAGACGCTTCATGGCGGAGCCGGCGGCGGCCGTCCCAGCCGTAAGGCCGGAGGTCGACGCCGTGAAGATCGCCCGAACCTTACCGATCGTCGCCATCGTCTCTCTCCGTGTTTGCCTTCAGCCAGTCGAGCGCGCCGGGGATCTTCAGTAGCTCGGCCCTCATCTCCGCTTCAGTTTGCGTTGGCCTGGCCGGATCGAACGTCGGGAGGAACATCTCCTCCGCGTCCGTCCCAACCTTCGCCCCGAGCGCCTTCGCGATCGTGACCGCCAGTCGTGCCGTTCTCCTCCACTCATCCCCGAAACATTCCAGCCGGTAGTAGGCCGCCCAGTGCTTGAACTGCTCGAGGCTCATCTCGGCCGCGAGTCGTTCGACGTCCCAGATCCCGAGCTGGGCGGCGAGTCGGTAGAGGAACACCAGCTCGCCGCCTCTCAGTTTTTTTCGATCCCTCCGATTTCGTCGTCGTTGCTTTTGAGGACCGTGTCCCAGCATTTCACGTAGAGCCACATGACGAGACGCGAGTCGCTCTCCAGGAGGACCGAGGCCTCCGCGTTCGTCATGCGACGTTTTCCGTCGGCAGTCGCGACACACGTCGCGATCGTTTCACAGATCAGATCCGCCGACGGTTCCTTCCCCTCGAGCTTGCGATGCTTCAGGGCCAGGGCGTGCCACTCGCCGAACGACGGCCACCGTAGGCGGACGGCCTTCGAGGCCCCCGGCGGCAAGAGCGTGAGCGGCTCGCGCGGCCCTGTACCGAAGATGTCTTCCGACGTGAGTCCCATAGATCAGGTTCCCGTAAAGGCGAAGGTCACGGACCCCCGGAGGAGATCGCCGACGGCGGCGTCCACCTCGTACGCTTCGAGGATCGCGTCTCCGCTTAACGACCCACCTGGCGTCGAGAACGTCACGGTATCGACGGACCCGATGTCGGCCGGGGCGAATGGCGGCATCCCGAGGAGTCTCACGGATACCTTGCCTGGTTCAATAGCCGTGCAGTCGCGGCGCTTCACGACCCGAGCCTCGGCCCCAGTGCCGCGGATCAAGGCCTCGATGGTCGTAGTGTCCGACGTGGAGGCGGATCCAGGCGAACCGCTGGCGTTCAGAACGCTACCGATTGCGGTCGCGCCAAAACTGACTGTCGTCCCTTGTGAGATGGTCGCCACGTTTCCCCCGTTCCCGATGGGGAGTGGTCAATCTTCGGGGACGCCCACGTAGGTAACGGTGGCCTTCACGAGGTCGCCGACCGCGTACTCGATCTCGGTTTCCGTGCATTTCACGGAGAAGCCCATGATGGTGTAGGCGTTGCCGGCGACGGGCGGATCGTCGCCGAAGAACGACGCGGTGATCGTGGTTGTGACGCCCTCGGTCGCGCCAGCGCCAGCGTCGACGAGCGGCGCATCCTGGTAGACGCGGTCCGATCCGGCTGCCAGGTCGAGCGTCGAGGCGTCGATCTTATTCGACGTAGAGGTCGGATCGGCGGCCGTCTTTTTCACTTTGACGTTCGTCAGGCCTTCGGGAAGGCCGGTGAACGACGCGCCCTGTGAGACCGGAAAGGGGGCTGGCATTGCGGAATCTCCTGTGCGGTTTACCCGATTTTAGGAGGCGGCCACGGCGGAGAATCTCACGTCGAGGATCATCTCGACGACGTAGGTCGGAGTATCGCGACCGTCCATGTAGACCGGCTCGGAGTCCCGCTCGTCGACCACGGTCGCCGCCTCGATCACCGTCAGCTCGTCTTCCCCGGAGTAGCCGTGGATGGCTGCGGAGATCGCGGCCGAGCGTTCCCAGACCGCGACGTAGTCGTCCACGAAGACCATCACCGTGATCGTCGCCGACTGGGAGGCCGACTGGTCCGGGGGCGGGTCGTTAAGGGTGTCGTTCAAGACGAGCTGACGCGTGGTCGCCGTCCGCTCGTAGATCACGTAGGGCGGGGCGACGCCCTCCGGGGCCTGGATCGGATAGGCGTCGCATTCAGCGGCCGCCTCGATCGCGGAGCGGAGCCAGACCTGGGGAGCGCTCATTCGTCAGCCCTTGTAGCCGGGGTTTTTTCCGTTCGCCAATTCGTTCGAGGCCTTCTCGAGCGCGGCCCCCATCTCCTCGGCAAGCCGCTGCGCCGTCACCTGGCCGAACTCTCTCATCGTGTTTTCGATCATGGCGTAGGCCTTGACGCCGTGGCTGGTTCCGTAGTTCAGCCAGATCGGCTTTCGGTCCTGGCCTTTGAGTCGATAGCCGAGGACGCCCCAAATAAACGAGCCGAACGCGTTGTTGTTTCCGGTCTGGCCGGCCTTCGTGGTAACGCGACGGCGAAGGTCGCCAGTCGACCGCGGCTTTTGTCCGGCCTTCCGGCGGCCGCGGCGCGTGTTGAGAGGCGGCGTGTTCCTGCGGAGGATCGGGATCCCCGGCTTCAGCGTCCGGCGCATCGCCGCCTTCAAGTGCTTCTTCGCGATATGCCGCGGGAGCGTCTTGAATTTCTGCATCAGCGCGCCGATATGCTTGTCGGCGTCGTAGCTGTTCGGCTCGAACGAACTATCCCACGAGACGGAGATCACGACGCCTGTTCCTCCACGGTCAGCTCGAGGTCCTCGCGGTTCCCTTGTTCGACGACGGCCGAGATGTAGAGGATCCGGC